GAGATCGAAAAACTTGAAAGTGCAATTCAAGAAGTAGAAGTTAAAATTAAAGAGTCTCAAGTTATCATTGATAAATCCCAAGAGATCTTGACAGACATAAATGATTTGAATGTAAAAATTGCATCTCAAAATTACAATTGCAAGAGTCTTCAAAAGTTCATTGATGCATTAGATGATGAAATCAAAAAGATCAATGAAACAGATAAAGACATTGCAACTGAAAAGCAAAAACTAACAGCACTTGCTTCCGAGGGAGTGGTACTTAAAAAGCAAGTAGATAAAATGAAGAATAACAAAACATACTATGAAATTGTTTCAACTCTACTGAAAGATACTGGAATCAAATCCAAAATTATCAAAAAATATCTACCAGTGATGAATCAATTGATTAACAAGTATCTTCAGTTGATGGACTTCTATGTAAACTTCAACCTTGATGAGAACTTTGAAGAAAGCATCAAATCTAGATTTAGGGATGAGTTTAGTTACACATCTTTCTCTGAAGGTGAAAAAATGCGAATTGATTTGGCATTGATGTTTACCTGGAGGGCAGTTGCTAGACTTAAGAACTCTGCTAGTACAAATTTACTTATTTTAGATGAAGTATTTGATAGCTCTCTTGATACATCAGGTACAGAAGATTTCCTAAAAATACTTCGTGGAATTGATGCTGACACAAATGTATTTGTTATCTCTCATAAAGGTGACATGCTACATGATAAGTTTGAAAAAGTTCTACAATTTGAAAAAGTAAAGAACTTTAGTAAAGCCAAAGAGCTATAAGCAATCCTTATGGTCCACCCCATTGACATAGTGGGGTGGACCTGTTACTATATGAGGACTGAATTGAGGCACCTATGTCCGACATCAAACAGTCTAAGAGCATTCTTGCTAAGCTGTTGGCAACAGAAAACCTTACTGTTGAACATCGTTCTGTTCCTACTGCAAGCTTTGATACTCATAATCGTGTGTTGACTCTTCCTGTTTGGGAAGGCACTTCTAACGATGTGTATGATCTTCTTGTGGGTCATGAAGTTGGTCATGCCATCTACACCCCAGATCTTGTTGGTAAGGACTTAGATCTTCCTCATGGTTATCTGAATGTTATCGAGGATGCTCGCATCGAGAAATTGATGAAGCGAAAGTATCCTGGTCTTGCTCGTGCATTTTACCGTGGATATTCAGAACTTCATGATGAAGATTTCTTTGAAGTCAAGTCGATTGATGTCAATTCACTGAAGTTCATTGATAAAATCAATCTACATTTCAAACTAGGTAATGTTCATTCTGGAGTGTTCATTAAATTCAACCCAGAAGAACAGGTAATTATCAACAAAGTTGCTAGTGCAGAAACTTTTGAAGATGTCGTAAATATCGTCAAAGAACTTGTTGAGTACACTGAAAAGCAAGTCGAACTTGAATTTTCTTCTAATGAAGGTGATTCTCTTGAAGGAGAAGTGGATGATTCTGAAACTCAAGATAATCAAAGTTCACAGAGCAATGTGAGTGATAGTCAGAATCAAACTTCTGCTCAATCCGATTGTGACAATAAGGAAGATGCTCCAAAGGAATCTACTCCATCTTCCTCCAACAACTCTGGAAAGCAAGCAGACTTTACTTCTGATACTGACAAGGCATGGTCTAAGAATCAACAACAACTTGTTAGTCTTACTGGGGATACTTACATCTATCTAACTCCTCCAACTGTTGATATTGATAGTCATATGCTTTCATGGAAAGATTGTATGGACGATCTTCCTCATATTTTCAAAGAACTAATTGCTGATGCGAATTATTCTGGGCACAAAAATAAGCAATATTATCAGAATATGTTTACCAAGGCAGAGAATGATTACAAAAAATACAAAGATGATTGTAAAAAATCTGTATCATATCTGATTAAAGAATTTGAAATGAAGAAGCGAGCAACCGAATATAATCGGTCTGCTACTGCAGGTACTGGTGTTCTTGACACTAATAAGATGTATTCCTACAAGTGGAATGATGACATCTTCAAAAAAGTAACTGTAGTTCCCAAAGGTAAGTCTCACGGTCTAATCATGTATATTGATTGGTCTGGATCCATGCAAGGAAACCTAGTAGGTACTATTAAGCAACTGTTCAACTTGATTCAGTTCTGCAAAAAGACACAGATTCCTTTTGAAGTGTACTCGTTCAATGATCGGAATGTAGCAAAGAATTATGCTCAACTGTCTCGCAATAAGCAGACAAAAGTTGAAGATAATCAAATTTTTATCCTCAACGATTTCCTTCTTGTTAATTTCTTGAGTAGTAAAATGAATACTACTCAACTTGAAAAGCAGATGATGAATATTTGGAAACTTGCACATACTCTAGATCAGCAATCATATCTAACCCATAATTATAATCACTATGATCTAGGTAGCACTCCTCTGAACGAGTGTGTATTTGCAGCGATTGAAGTATTTGAAAAGTTCAAGAAAACCTATAAAGTGGATAAGGTTAACACAGTCTTCTTGACTGATGGTGAATCTAATTCAGTTGCATACAATCGCCCATCTCATGGCCGTAGAAATATTGTCCATTCTGGTTGGTTAAATGGCAATGAAGTTCTGTGTCTTCAAGACAAAAAGAACAAAATTACTATGATGAATATCAGCAAGAATGGTAGCATTGGAATTACTAGTGCGTTTGTAGATTACTATCGTCAAATCACTGGATCGAATGCTGTAGGATTCCGACTCATTGATTATTATGGTGCTAAGTCTTTTGTTTCTCGATACTTAAAGGATGAGTTTTCAAATTGGACTGCAGTATCTCCTCAGTGGGCAAAAACTCGATCATTCACTGCAACCTCTTTGGGGTACAATGAACTATATTTCATTGAGATTGGTAATTGTACTCCCACAGATACTTCCCCAGTAACATCAAATGCATTGACTACATTTAAAACTCAAATGAGTAAGAAGGCTTTCAATAAGATCATCTTATCGAAATTCATCGAGCAAATCGCTTGACACTCCGCTCCCTTTGCCCTATACTACTTTCATACCAAACGAGGTAACTTCATTATGACTCAAACGACCACTCAGCTTGTTCAAGATCTAACTGCTATCTATGGTGAGACTGTCACTCGCCAGCAACTAATTGAATACGCTGCAAGCTCAAATACTTCTCTTGCTGCCATCTGTAAGATTCTTGAGCCCAACAAATCTAGTCGTGGAGTATGGAACTTGACTGTAACTGAACAACTTGAAAAAACCTTTAATTCTATGTCTGCATCACCTGCTACTCCTGTAGTTAGCTTCATTCCTCAGAAGGATAAGAACTACGTCTCGTTTGGTAACTTCAGTGATGTAAAGCGAATTGTCAAGTCTGGGATGTTCTATCCTGTATTCATCACTGGTCTTTCTGGTAATGGTAAAACCGTCAGTGTAGAGCAAGCTTGTGCCCACCTGAAGCGTGAACTGATCCGTGTCAACATCACCATTGAAACCGATGAGGATGACCTGCTGGGTGGCTTCCGACTCGTTGATGGGGAAACAGTATGGCATGATGGCCCTGTGGTGAATGCACTGAAGCGTGGTGCGGTCCTTCTGCTTGACGAGATCGACCTTGCATCTAACAAGATCATGTGTCTTCAGTCTGTCCTAGAAGGTAAAGGTGTTTTCCTCAAGAAAATTAACCAGTATGTAACTCCTTCTGCTGGCTTTAATGTTATTGCCACTGCCAATACCAAAGGTAAAGGCTCAGATGATGGTCGCTTCATCGGCACCAACGTGATGAACGAAGCTTTCCTTGAGCGTTTTCCCATCACTTTTGAACAGCCATATCCTTCGATGGCAACTGAGAAGAAGATTCTCATGAACCTGATGAATTCTTTTGAGGTTGTTGATGAGGAGTTTGTTGACAAACTGATTGTCTGGGCAGACAACATTCGTAAGACCTTCTATGATGGTGGTGTTGATGAGATCATTACTACTCGTCGTCTTGTCCATATCATTCAGTCGTTTGCTATCTTTAAGAATCGCAAGAAAGCAATCAATGTTTGCATCAATCGTTTCGATGATGACACCAAGAGTTCTTTCCTGGATCTCTACAAGAACATTGATGCATCCGCTCTAGAGACTACTGAAGAAGGTGTAGTAGAACCCAACGAAGAGGCACTTGACAACGCCAACTGATTAATGTATACTAGGGGAGTTCTCTCCCCATTTTTTATTCGGAGATTTAATTATGCAATGGAAGTACAACGAAGACAGAATCCTCAAGGATATTGAGGAGTATGTAGTAAGTACTTATGGAAGCCACTACTGTGGTCATGATGAAGAATATTCTGATGTTCAGACTATTGACCTAATGGCTGCGAAAGGTCTTGCACAAGATTTCTGCCAAGCCAATATTCTGAAGTATGGCTCCAGGTATGGTGACAAAGATGGTCATAACAAACGTGATCTTCTTAAAGTGATTCACTATGCTATGCTACTGCTTCACTTTGACAAGCATTACTCACGTACAAACAACGGCCTTCAGGAGTTCAAATCTGTATGAAAATTTCCACTGAAACTCTCAATGTTCTCAAGAATTTCTCCACTATCAATTCTTCGATTGTGGTGAAGGCTGGTAGTAAAATTCGTACTATTTCTCCAGTCAAGAATATTCTTGCTGAATATATTTCTACAGAAGAATTTGAGCAAGACTTTGCACTGTATGATTTGAATGAATTCCTCGGTGGTCTAACTCTATTCAAGGATCCTGAATTTGTTTTTGATGGTAGCAGTTACGTCACTATTAAAAGCGGTCGATCCAAGGTAAAATATTTTTTCTCAGATCCTAGCTTGATTACAGTTGCCCCTGACAAGGAAATCGTTATGGGTGGAGAACTTGTAGAATTTGAACTGAGCGAAGAAGTACTATCTTCTCTTTTGAAAGCAGCTAGCGTATATCAGCTTAGTGATATGTCTTTGATTGGACAAGATGATGAAATCAATCTTGTTGTTCGTAATAAGGACAACGATACATCAAACCATTTTTCAGCTAAGGTTGGAGAAACAGACAAAGAATTTGTTTTCAACTTCAAGATTGAGAACATGAAGATTATTCCAGATGTATACAAGGTTCTTGTTTCATCTACGAATATTTCTAAGTTTACGAGTTCAAAATATAATTTAATTTATTGGATTGCACTTGAACCAGATTCCACTTTCGGAGGTTGATTGAATGATTCGTAATGATTTTCTGTGGGTTGAGAAGTATCGCCCACAAAAAGTAAGTGATTGCATTCTCCCTAAAACTGTAAAGGAGACATTTCAAAACTTTGTAGATCGGGGAGAAATCCCTAATCTACTGTTATGTGGTCCTCCAGGGATTGGAAAAACCACTATCGCAAAGGCATTATGTAACGAACTAGGAGTAGATTTTTATGTCATCAATGGATCTGATGAAGGACGATTTCTGGACACGGTACGGAACCAAGCAAAAAACTTTGCTTCGACCCTATCACTTCAAGGCAATGGTAAACCAAAAGTCATCATCATTGACGAGGCAGATAACACAACCAACGACGTTCAACTCCTCCTACGGGCTAATATTGAGACGTTTCATAGCAATTGCAGGTTCATCTTTACCTGTAACTACAAGAACAAGATTATTGAACCGCTACAATCTAGGTGTGCCGTCTTCGACTTCAACATCACAGGTCCACACAAACCAAGGGTCGCAGGAGAGTTCTTCAACCGTATCAGGGCTATTCTTGAGGAAGAGGGTATCCAGTATGATGAAAAGGTTGTTGCGGAAGTAATCAACAAGTTCTTTCCAGACTGGCGTAGAGTTCTCAATGAACTTCAACGATATGCATCTGGTGGCGTGATTGATAGTGGAGTTCTAGCTTCGGTAAGCGATATCAATTTAAAGAATCTTGTTAGTTCACTGAAGCAAAAGAACTTCAAAGATGTGCGTAAGTGGGTTGTTGAGAATTTGGATAATGATGTAAATTCTATTATCCGAAAGATTTACAACACCATGTATGAATGCCTGGAACCCAATTCAATTCCTCAGGCAGTATTGATTCTTGCGAAATATCAATACCAATCGGCATTCGTAGCAGATCAAGAGATCAATACTCTTGCTTGCTTTACTGAAATTATGTGCGACTGTAAATTTAAATAAATGTACGAACTCAAAGATTATCTAAATTCTATCAACGTTTCTAAACAAAATCTTATAGACTCAGATCCCATGGCTGAGTCTAAGTATCTTCCATATATTATTAATCGTTGTTATTCTGGTTTTATCGACACGATTCTTCTTGCTAATGAGATGAATTTAAATTCTCATATTGATAAAAAACTACAATATGATTTTTATATAAATATTATCAGACCAAAGAAACGTTTCTCTCCTTGGCTAAAGAAAGAGAAACTTGATTCTCTGGAATGCATCAAAGAATATTATGGTTATAGTGATGAAAAGG